TTTATTAAACCCACGTTCCCACTCACGATGTTGCATCGTATGGATGCTGAATGGGCTAGACAACTTGTGTCCACTCTTAAAGGCACTATAGCCCATCTGAAACTGCACACGTAATGGTGCATCGTACTTACCCAAGCCACGTTCTTTTCTGTTAAGTTTCTTTGGCATAGTAAATCTCCTTATGCTACGTTAATTAATTCAGCCTCTGTGTATGGGATGTGATAGAACTTCTCACCCTTCACAATGTTACGTCCGTATGCTTCACGTAATCTTTCCTTAGTCAAGCTAGTATCTTTGATACGCCACACTTGCTTTAGGTCTTTACGAAACACGTAGAAGTTAAGCACCCCATTCTCTCCCTCATACTTCTCAATCAAACGTCCCTTACGTTCTGGTATACGTATCTCTGCCCAATGTGTAGGCCAATCCCCTGACCATGCGACCTTTACTTCTGCTTCATTAAAGTATGTATAGTCTTTCTTAGTTGATACTACATCTACATTGTAGTCCTCTTCTGCGTTTGTAATCTCGTGACCTACACTTTGCAGATATTGTACGAGGGTTGTTTTTGCTGGTGCATCATAGGCATCATACAATGCTCTACTAAACTGTTTACGTGTTCCCATTATCTTTCTCCTTTTATTGTTGGTTTCCCCCCACCCCGTAAGGTGGGGAAATTATTATGTCAAGTCTACTATTTCACACACGTCACCAGAGCAAGCCATAGTTTGCATTGCTACAGTGTTATCGTCTTTCTCGTACTCAGACAGCCCAGCCCAATTAATCTTCTTGGGCATAACAGATAGTAACATATCATAGTCACTCTTGCCAACCTCTTGATACGGTGCTTGCTGATATGTGTGTTCATTGTATGGTAAAAATGACACACCTGACATCTCATCAAAATGTTTGTACACGAATGCACCCACCTCAAACCATTCATCCTTACGTACATTACAAGTAATGCTTGGCTTATGCTCACACCAATGGCGTTGATACATGAGCCATGTCTCTAGCTGTTGAATGGCTGACAGATCAGACGTTACAATAGCCTTACGAGGTGACTTAACAGGGAAGCTGAACACTGTAGTGGCATCAGGCTTCATAACGTCTGGCTCATTAGGTATACCTTGATCCTTCATAAACTGTGTCAAGGGGTCTTTATCATCACCACGCACAGTACGGATATAATAGGGACTATGGCGAGGGTGTATGCCAGAGGCACTATCCACCAGTTGCGAGACTGTTCCTGACGGCTTGACGCAGCTAATAGCAGTAGCAACAGGTATACCAAGACGGTCAGCCCATTCAGCATTAGTAGATACAGCAATCCCACGTAGATGTTCAAGGGTCTTATCCAATCCTTTGTTTGCGGTAGTCATCAAGGGGTTGTCCATTATCCCTGTGAGAGACACACCGAGCAATCGTTCCTCTTCTGTATTTCGTTGCCACACCTTTCGCAGATATGGGAACTTTGTGTACGTGCTTTGGATCGTCCCAAGTATTGTGGCGAGTCTGACTTTTCTAGCCAAGTCTTCCAACGAATCTGTGGCACGTACCACAACTTCCGTAAGGTTACAGAACTGATATGGACGCAGAATAATTTCACTGCATGGGTTAGTTCCAAACTCCCAATCAGGGTCACGTCTACCATACTTTGCAGCTTGTTTCTTACTTGCCTCACGATTGAATATACCACGTTCACCACTCCCACTTTCTACTAATGACATCCATTCACGCATGAAGGATACTGCATCTGGTTTCTCTGTATAACTAACACTGTTATTAGCTAATGCACGTTGTGGTTCATTCTCCCACCACTGTCCTGACTTAGCATGACGCATACGGTCATCACTCAGGTTACTCAATGAAATCATAGCTGACCTACGTACACCACCAACTACGACTACCTCACCAATCTTGCACATGATGTCGTGACATTCAATGCTAGATAGCCTACGTCCTTGTGCATCTTTAAATACCCGTACCACAAAGTTAAACAAATCCACCAGAGGTGCAGGTCCACTTGCCCTACCACCAAATGTTTTTAGTCTAGCCCCTGCAGGACGTACACGTGAAACATCCCACTGTGGTATCTCACCTGCCCAAAGAAGAGCCATCACTTGTCTGAGAGATTTAGCCCAACCTTCTTTGCTATCCTTCACAACGACTGTGGTATCACTGTCGAACAACTCAGGGACTTCGGGAAGTTTACTAATGAACTGCCTCTCAACACTGAAGCCAACACCAGTACCACACAAGAGGATGAACATAGCCTCATCGAAGGACTTAGGGTCATCTATGGGTAAGTAGCTACAGTTGTACATGCAGGTGTTATCCCTGTCTGCTGCTGGACCTGCTGTCATCATGGATCGCATGGATGGCATAACCTGTAGGTCAAGTATTGCATCTGAGATTTCTACTGCTACACCATTTTGAGGTGGGTCAGAACGGTCTAAGACTGTATCGACAACGTTGGTCATATAACGTCCTATAGTTTCAGCCCAATTCTCCCTGCGTCCTACATCGTCAAGCCATCGTGCATAACGTGACTTGTGTATGAAGGATTGATAGTCAGTAGATAGGTAGTTCTGTATCATATCTATTCTCCTAATACTTTAATTGTTTTTATACTCATTCCATCTACATCGTAGATAAACTCCTGTAGTGCTTCCTTGATTTCTTCATCAACAAAACCATCTACAGGAATAGGATATTCATCTTCGTCTAGTTCCAGTGTAAGATATACCTTAACCACCATCACCAGACTCTTCCTCTATTAACTGGTTTAGATACCACTGTGCTTTCTGCAAGTCCTCTACACCATTCTTATATCTGTATCGCCATAGGTACTTCATAATGTTACCCTGTAGGTAGTACTGATAACCTTCCTCTCCTGTTGCGGCACGAATAGCATCAATACATTCTATACCTGCATAGTTATAGTGATCGGGTGAGTTTACCATGTCTACATCTGCAGTTAGCTTGGGTTCTACTTTATCTGACATACGTATCTCCTTATTTAAAGTTAAGTTCTATTACATTACTACCCTGTTTACTAGTTACCTTGGGTATTTTTTCTTGCTCTTCTTTTTGTACACTCTCTGCGTACTTGTACAGTACCTCTCTAATCATTTCATTCTCTTCCATAGCAGGTACAGAAGCAAGTACCATATGCACAAGGCGCATTAAGTTTAGGTAGTCATCATCGTCAAGATAGTTTTCATCTGTAGTTGTGTTACCAACTAGCAACTCCCCTGTCCACTTACCTTTCTCGTCTAGAAATGGACTGATACGTATAATGAAATCATTAGGATCAAAGTCAAGTAGTATTTTCTCATCTGCCACATTTAATTCCTCTTCACTTTTTTGTGTGGGAAGTGTATCAAGTCAGGATGCATGTCCTTACCCTTCTCATTGAGCCATTCCTCTGGGATGATCCTGTCATAAAACGGAATCTTGTTTCTCTCGCACCACTGACCGTAGGTAGTCTTAGCACCCTTACTCAGCTTACGTCTACTACTTTCAAACACAAACCTAATGTCTAGCTTTGGATGCTGTTTCTTAATAGCCGCATGTTTACGTCTGTCATCTGATGTAAACCTGCCCTTAGTTTCTATTATGATCCCATTAGGTAATACAAAGTCTGGTGTATAGGTGCGGTACATGAGGTCTTCCCATTCGATCTTGATGGCTTCGTACTTAACTTTAACGCCATGCTCTACCAAATAGTCTTTGACTTTTATCTCAAGCCCACTCCTATACCCATACTTTAAAGCAGCAGCAAATTGCTTGCCGTTCATTAGAACCTGAACCAATCAAGTGTAGGGAAACTGGTTGCAGACGGATACCCAAGAGACTTTAATTCTTCTCTAATGGCTTCGTCAGCATCCTTACGTGTCTGCATTGCTGCTCGTAGTCCTGCATACTTAGCTTCATGTAATGCTTTCTTACGTACACGTACCTCTCGTTCCATACCTTCGATCTGCTCCTGCATCTCTTTTATTTCATCATCACCTAGCATTGTTACTCCTTTCAATCTATGTAACCCACGATGGGTTTGTTCTTAGCCTGTGATACCCTAGAGGGTAACTCCTTAAGTGTAGGGTAACATTCAAATCTGTAGTCACAGAACTTGCAGTTACTATTTAACACCCTATTGCCAGTTGCCTTGCCCCTAAACGTTTCGGGTACAGGGTCAAAGCACCTTGCAAACTCGTTACTATCTACGGTAGCCACTGTATCATTTAACTTAGTAAGTTCTTCGTCCATGTCAAGACCTTCGGCAGCAACATATTTTATATTACCATTGGCCTTGTTCACTACCCACCAACCACCTGCTTTCTTTCCAGATGCTTTAGCATATCCAGCCAGTTGTCCCACATAACCAAATGGGTCACTGGCTTTTAACGTTTGGTAGGAATCAAACTTGTTTCTGTATGACCAATCACTGGCAGACTTAACGTCATCAACAGCACCATTGATTACAAGATCGTATGATCCTTTTACTGTGGTCTTGTCTAGCTCTAGCTCTACGTAGTTGTCTTCATCCTCGTACTGTACTCCTGCTTCTGTGATGATACCCTTGAACGCAGCCTCTACGATGTCACCTAGCAGCATGTTCATAACGAATGTTGTTGGTTTGGGCAACGCCTTCTCTGGTTTATTCTTCTCAAACCAAAGCTGACAAGTTGGCCTACCTATGTTTGACATACGTAGACGAAACTTATCACGCCGATTGCCCCCACCAAACTGACGTTTAATAGCATCCATTACATCTTTACCAATCTGTTCTATTGTCTCTTCAGACATTGTTGATTTACCAGATGTAGCATCCTCAAGATACTGATTAATCGCCAGTTCAGCAGGGTGGTTCATTATACGAAGTCCTCTTCGTTAATGTCCACAAAGGCTTCTACTGTATCCGTATCCACCTCTTCGTTCTTGTGCATATTCTCGTTCCACGAGTTGAGAATGTACGTATTGTAGTTCTCAATCCATGCAACGAAGTTACCAAACACTTCCTGTGCATCGTTGTCCATGTCTAGTGTAGTGTTCAAGTCCAATTCTGTAACAGGAATATAGAAGCTGTTACCGTTAGGTAATGGTACTTCACTAGATGTTAGTGTGACATTGTGTTGTGGTGGTAGTCTACGCATCTTATTAAGATCAGCAAACACCTTGCCTACAATCTTGAAAGCATCACGGTTGTCAATCTCCCACACGAATGCTGTAGGTTCTACGTCAACAGAGTTACCCTCTGCATCTGTGGCATTGACAAGCTCCACCGTACCAAACAATGCACGAACACGTTTGATAGAACGGATCAAGTCCTTCATGCTATCAGGTAATGCAGCCCAATCTTTGATGAACCCTGCAGGTTTACCACAGTTAAACCCACCGTCATTATCCTTCATGTCACCATTGAGGTCATTGACCATAACAGTTTTGATGTAACGATTAGGGGTGTGGTCTGTACCCTTAACGAACTTCTTGTGCATAAACCGTTGCAGGAATGGACGGATACGTACACTCTCTGCGTAGTATGTGTCACCGTCAGGTACTTCTAGTTTGTATGTGCCACCTGACACAACCTCTAGCTTTACCTTCTTGCCACCCATATCCTGTTCACCCATGATAGGTGAGTGATTGATACGCAAACGTGCAAGTGTACTTGACTTGCTACCTTGCGGTGCTGCATCTGCACCCATGCCCATTGCTTGAGCCATTGCGTTGTAGTTACTAGTGTCTATTGTTGTTACTTGAGTCATGTGTAAGTCTCCTTTTTGTTTTCACGAATCGTAGTTATATCATGCCACATCTTTTGTGTCAAGCCAGTTTGGACCAATCTTTGCCTCTAATAATAGAGGTATATTAAAGTCTATGTCCCACTTGCGATTGACTATGGCGATCAGCTTATCATTAGCTGCTCGTATTACTTTTAGTACTGTCTCCTTTTCTCTTGGGTGTACATCAATTACTATTGAATCGTGTACTGTGTTTACTACACAACTGTGTAGCCTGTTTGCTGTTAGTAACTTATCTATGTATATCAGAGATATAGGTACTATGTCAGCCGTTGCGAACGATTGCACAGGATAATTTTTTATCTGTGTGAAATATGTCACACCACCATAACGTCTACGTTGTACGTCAGGGAATGCGAACTCACGTCCAGATGGTGTAGTTATCTTGCCTGTGTTTAATGCCTCTTTAGCTAACCGTTTGTGCCAAGCAGCTATACCAGAATACTTTGTCGTAAACTGTTGGTAATATGCCGCTTCTGCCTGTGATCTACCAAAACCACTAGCACCATACAGAGGTGCAAAGGTATGTGCCTTGGCTTCTTGACGTGACATGGGTTGACCTGCATCACTGATAACCTGTGCGGTGTAACTGTGTACATCAAAGCCCGTAGTAACCTCGTCAATGGCAGTCCTGTCCTGTGACAAGAATGCAGCCACACGAAACTCAAGTTGAGCAAAGTCAGCTTCCATTATCTGCCCACCTTCCCATCGTGATACAAACACTTTCTTCACAGGGAATGTACCACCACGTGGCATGTTCTGCATGTTGGGGTCTGCACCAGACAAACGACCTGTGCCAGTACGATGCTGCAACAAACGTACATGCAACTTACCGTCACTCTTTACGTGTGTGGCAATGCCCTCTACGAAGCTGCTAAGATATGTATCTACGGCAGACAGTCTACGTACACTACGTAGGAACAACTCTGCTTCCTTCATGTTCTTGGAACGTGCAATACCCTCAAGAAACATAAGGTTTTCTTTGCCTGTGCCAAAGCCATTAGCACTTACCCACTTAGATGTAGGTGCAATAAACTTTAGACCTGCAATGGTAGTAGAGTCACGATACATGTAGCCAGAGGCATCACATGTGTTACACTTGTTTGTTCTGGCAAAGGGTGTGCCATCTTTCTTGGTCTTTCTGATCTGGCCTGTGCCATAGCAGTCAGGACACTGGTATGCCTTTTGCTTGTACAAACGTTGGCTATGTGCATTGACTGTTCCACGGTAGTCAGAGTCAGACATACGTTCATCGAATAGGTCTGCCCACACCTTCTTGTCGTGGGGTTTACGGCTGTAGATAACCCAAGACAATTGCTCTGGGCTGTTGAGGTTGATAGGTCTGTCACCCATGATGTCAGCAACCTGTTCCTCAAGTGCAATGAGAAGCATGTTACGTTCTTGCTCAAACTCACCACGTACTTCCATCAGTGCATCCATATCTACTTGAAATCCACGTTGATATATACGTGCAAGGTGTAATGCAAGTTGATTAGTCAGCTTGATAGTTGGGATAATCGTATGGCAAGCAGCATACTGACCGCCCAGATTATGGTACAACTGTTTCGTTGCATGTAGGTCAGCAGACAGGTACTCTGACAACTCCGCATGATCCATGTCACGTACAGACTTACCATCCTTGAGCCATGCCTTGAGACTATCTTGCTTCTTTGTATCAAGGTCATACCGTTCAGCACAAGCCTCAAGGGATAGTGGTTCTTTCTGCCCACGTTGCAGTACATACTCACCAAGCATGGTGTCAAAGATTTCACCGTCATAGGTAAAGCCCGACTCCCATAGCCATAGTAAATCATGCGGTGCATTGTGTGCTATAAGTAAATGGGCAGCATCTAGTTTATCTTGTACTATACGCCGCCCATCTTTGGTAGGTTGTTGCTCTGCGTGATCGAATGTTACAATAGTTTCGTTCATGTGATCATCCAGCATACCCACCATAACTAATGTGTTGGTTGGTTCAAACGGATCAAGGTGCAGCTTGCCGTTACGTTTT